TTCAGCATTTGCTGCAGCTAACAATGCTGTTGATACTTGGGTAAGAGATGCTGCAAATTCAGCATCAAGTTATGCTAATTCTGCGTATGGTCAAGCAAACACAACTGATCAAAGAGCAGTTACTTCAGGATCTTATGCTAATTCAGCGTATGGTTCAGCTAACTCGGCAGGTTCATATGCTAATGCGGCATTTGCTGCCGCTAACAATGCTGTTGATACTTGGGTAAGAGATGCTGCAAATTCAGCAAGTTCTTATGCTAATAGTGCTTATGGTACAGCTAATACTATCGATCAAAAAGTAACGAGTGCTTCTTCATATGCAAACGGTTCATTCGACAAGGCAAATTCTGCTTATAATTTAGCTTCAGCTATTTCTGCTAACGGTAGTTTTGTATTAAGCGTTAAAAATGACACTTTTGTTGGTACCGGTTCTTGTACAACCTTTACACTATCTTCATCTCCAGCCAATGAAGATTATACATTAGTTACAATTGAGGGTGTAACTCAATTAAAATCATCTTACTCATTATCTGGTGCAGACGTAATATTCTCACAGGCACCAAAAGCTAATGATAATATTGACATTTTAATATTTACTTCTACCGCATCATCTCAAAATGTAATATATGATAGTGCTAATTCAGCCAGTTCATATGCGAATTCAGCTTTTGGTGCGGCTAATACGGCAGATCAAAGAGCTATTACTTCTGGTTCTTATGCTAATTCTGGATACGCTGCCGCAAATACTGCCGATCAGAAAGCAGTAAGTGCTGGATCATATGCCAATTCAGCATACGTTGCAGCAAACACAGCTGATCAAAGAGCAGTTACTTCGGGATCATACGCCAATTCGGCGTATGGTGTTGCTAACAATAAGTACAACTCTACTGGTGGTACTATATCAGGTGATGTTGTTGTTACTGGCAACATAACTCCTGGCACAACATTAACCTCAAATATAGGTAACACTACACATAGATTCCATTCTCTATTTGTAGGATCAGGATCAGTTGATATTGATGGTATTGTTTTAAGTAACAATAATGGTTCACTGGTTATAACTGGTGCTCAGACATTAACCGTTACTGGTGGTTTTGATTCCGGTACACATTCAAATAATTCATATAATACAGCAAATGCTGCCAGTTCTTATGCTAACTCAGCATACGGTCAAGCAAATACTGCTAATACAAATGCAGCATCAGCAGATCAGAGAGCATTTGATTCAAGAACTCATGCTAATTCTGCATACGGACAAGCAAATACTGCTGACCAGAAAGCTGTAAGTGCTGGAGTATATGCTAACGCTGCATATACATTAGCTAATACTGTTGCAGCTGGTTCGGTTGATGGATATGCTAGACCACATTCTAATGCAGCTTACGATACAGCAAATTCGGCATCGTCTTATGCAAACTCAGCATACGGTCAAGCAAATACTGCAAACACAAATGCATCAACAGCCGATCAAAGAGCTGTAACTTCTGGTTCATACGCTAATTCTGCCTACAGTACAGCTAACGGCGCATCTGAAACTTCTGTAAGATCAGGAATTTATGCTAATGGCGCTTTCGGTGTGGCTAACTCAGCATCAAGCTATGCTAACTCAGCATTTGCAGCTGCTAACAATGCTGTTGATACTTGGGTAAGAGATGCGGCAAATTCAGCATCAAGTTATGCTAACTCAGCATACGCTTCATCTAATACAAAGTATTCATCTTCTGGTGGTACAATATCTGGTAATGTTGTAATTACTGGAAACTTAACAGTAAGTGGAACTCAAACTATTATTAATACCGAAACATTGAATGTAGCGGATAATTTAATAGATTTGAATAGTAATTTCACCACAGGCACTCCAACAGAAAATGCTGGTATCAGAGTTATTCGTGGTGATGAAGCACCAATTCAATTTAGATGGAACGAAACTTCAAAATACTGGCAGTTTACAAATGATGGTTCTAATTATAGTAATCTAGCCTCATCAGCAGCAGAGTCTTATGCTAACTCAGCATTTGCTGCTGCTAATAATGCAACTGATACTTGGGTAAGAAGTGCAGCCAATGCTGCTTCCAGTTACGCTAACTCTGGTTTTGGTGTCGCTAATTCAGCATCAAGTTATGCTAATGGTGCCTTTGTTGCTGCTAATACAGCAGACCAGAAAGCTGTTACTTCAGGATCTTATGCTAACTCAGGTTATACAGCAGCCAATTCTGCTTCTGTTTATGCTAATGCGGCATTTGCAGCTGCTAACAACGCTGTTGATACTTGGGTTAGAGATGCTTCTAATTCAGCATCTAGTTACGCTAATTCTGGTTTTGGTGTTGCTAATACCGCCAATATAAATTCTATAAGTGCAGGAAGTTATGCGAATGGTGGATTTGTTGCTGCAAACACGGCAGATCAAAAGGCCGTAAGTGCTGGTGTATATGCTAATGCGGCCTTTGCTGCTGCTAACACTGGTGGTTCTGCTACAGATTCATATGCTAGAAATCATGCAAATAGTAGTTATGTACAAGCCAACGCTGCGTTTAATTTTGCTAATACATTGATTGGATCTTCTTTACCATTAACAATTTATATTGATTCGTTTACAGGTAATGGTTCTTGTACTGAGTTTACTTTAGTAAATACTCCTTCTAATGAAAACTTAACATTAATTAGTATTTCTGGTTTAGTTCAGTCTAAAAATAATTACAGTTTAAGTGGAAATGCAATAACTTTCTTAACGGCTCCACCAGCCAACTCAAAAATTGAAGTTAGTACTTTTGCAGGTGGTGGTGCAGGCGAAAGTGGTTCATACGCTAATTCAGCATATGGTGCAGCTAACTCAGCAGCGTCTTATGCAAATGGTGCTTTTGCAGCGGCCAATAATGCAACTGATACATGGGTAAGAAATGCAGCTAACGCAGCATCTAGTTATGCTAATTCGGCATATGCAGCCGCTAATAATGCTGTCGATACCTGGGTTAGAGATGCTGCCAATTCAGCAAGTTCTTACGCTAACTCAGGATATACTCAAGCAAATACTGCTAATACGAATGCAGCATCAGCAGATCAAAGAGCAGTAACTTCTGGTGTTTATGCTAACTCAGCCTATGCAACTGCTAATACGTCAGATCAAAGAGCTGTAACAAGTGGTAGTTATGCAAATTCAGCTTACGGTCAAGCGAATACTGCTACGACTAATGCAGCAACTGCGGATCAAAAGGCAGTAAGTGCTGGAGATTACGCCAACTCTGCTTATGTTCAGGCTAATACCGCAAACACCAATGCAGCAACAGCAGACCAAAAGGCAGTAACGTCTGGTTCATATGCTAACTCAGCTTACGGCCAGGCAAACACTGCCACAACAAATGCATCCACTGCCGATCAGAAAGCAGTAAGTGCCGGTTCGTATGCTAATTCAGCATTTGCTAGAGCTAATAATTCATTAAATGTTTCTGCTGGTGGAACAATAACTGGTGATGTTACAATTACTGGTAATTTGGATGTTACAGGATGTACTACAACATTTACTGTATCTTCTCTGAGAACATCAGACCATATCATAGATGTTGGATTTGGAACAACCGGAACACCAACACAAAACGCTGGTATTAGAATATTGAGAGGTGATAGTAATCCAGTCCAAATCAGATGGATAGAATCTGCTGGTACATGGGATTATACCAATGACGGCACAAATTACATAGTACTTGGTGCTGCGTCGAATGGTGTTTATGCTAATGCTGCCTTTGCAGCTGCTAATACAGTCTATTTACCATCTGTCACTCGTTTAAATGTAACTAATTCTGGTTCTTCAAGTTTCCTTTTTGATCAATATCAAGGAGATAATCCTAATATATTCATTCAGGCCGGCGAAACAATTGCTTTCAGTTTAAATGTAACTGGTCATCCATTTTTAATTAGAGTTTCAAGTGGTGGAACAAATTATAGTAATGGATTAGTTCACGTTGCAACTGATGGTACAGTTAGTACAGGGTCTAGTGCTCAAGGTAAAGAAACAGGTACTGTTTATTGGAAAGTTCCATCAGAATTAGGTGGTAACACATATGTGTATCAATGTCAAGTTCATGGTGGAATGGTTGGTAATATCACCATTGAATCTCGGGGTCAAGCTAATTCGGCAGCATCTTATGCGAACAGTGCTTTTGCAGCTGCTAATAACGCTGTTGATACTTGGGTAAGAGATGCGTCAAATTCTGCTTCCAGTTACGCCAATTCTGGATATGCAGCAGCTAATACCGCAGACCAGAAAGCTGTAAGTGCTGGTGCTTATGCTAATGCTGCCTTCGCTGCTGCAAATACTGGCGGTGGTTCTGGAACAGATTCTTATGCTAGAGATACTGCCAATTCAGCTGCAATATATGCTAATGCGGCATTTACTGCTGCGAATACCGGCGGCGGTGGCGGAGGTGTAGGACAATATGCATCGACCATGAAGGTTGATTCTTTTGTAGGAACAGGCGCATGTACTCAATTCACATTAACACAAGAACCAAGTGGTGAAGATTACACAATCGTTTCTATCAATGGTATTCTACAGCACAAGGCTGCATATAGTTTAGCAGGTTCACAAATAACATTCTCAGAAGCACCAGAAAGTGGTGTTGCAATTGATGTTGTTTCTTTAGTAAATAAAGTTGTTGGTGGTTCTGCTGAAATCTTTGTGGACAACTTTACAGGTAATGGTACAAATACATCGTTCACACTAAGTACAACACCTGCATCCGAAAATTACGTTACTGTAGTGTTTGATGGTGTGACTCAATTACGTTCTTCATACACTGTAACTGGAACAACAATTACATTCGATGAAGCTCCACCGAATACTGCAAATATTGAAGTTACAATTCAGAAGAATGTTGTCGGTACATTCATAAATAGAAACTATACAGGAAACGGGTCTAATACTAATTTCACTGTAACTGATGGTGTTTCGGCAAACAGTGTACTTGTTTTCCAAAACGGTATTGCACAAAGACCAATAACAGATTATACTGTTTCTGGAAACACATTAACATTCTTAACTGCACCAACAAACGGTGAAGTTGTACAGATTAGAGAATTGACTGGTGATCCAGGCGCAGCAACTACAGCAAATACTAATGCTATAAGTGCGGGTTCTTATGCAAATGGAGCTTTCGCAAAGGCAAATACAGCAGCAACAACAGGTAAATCTATTGCAATGGCAATAGTATTCGGAGGATAATTTAAATGGCAGCACCAAATATTGTTAATGTATCTCAAATTAATGCTAATACAAATTTAGCAAACGTCACCACAGTTACAGCAAACGTGGTAACAAATGCTGCAAATAGTGATAGAGTATATAAAGTAAATAATATACAACTTGCAAATTATAGTGCTGCAACAGTAACAGCCAATGTTATTTTTAATAGAAGTTCAGCATCACCTGCAACTTATTTTATTGCCGGATCTATTTCTATTCCACCCACTTCCACTTTAGTCGTTGTAGCAAAAGATACTTCCTTTTATATGGAAGAAGGAGACGTTTTGCAATTGTCGTGTTCAGCAAATTCAACTGTTCATGGTGTAGTTTCTTATGAGGTTATAAGTTAATGCCTAGAGTTAGGTCAAACTTTGGTATTATTGGTTCGGAAAGTACCATTAATCTTTCTTCAATTGGTGGTGTTTTCTCAACTATCGATGCTCAAATAGCTAGAGGTTCTAATAAATGGCCACGGCGACCCATTTCACTCGACTATTTGGTTGTGGCCGGCGGCGGCGGCGGATCCGATTACGGTGGCGGCGGTGCCGGAGGTTTCAGAACTGGTCAATTAGTTGTTGATGCAGGAATAAATTACACTGTTACAGTAGGAGCAGGAGGTAACGGAGCTGCTACCGGTGCAAATGGATCCGACTCTATTTTTTCCACAATAACGGCAACCGGTGGCGGTCGTGGCGGCGTAGCAGTCTCTTTACCTGGAGCCAGTGGTGGATCCGGTGGTGGCGGCGGATACAACTCTCCTGCCAACTCTGGTGGTTTAGGAAATACTCCATCGACAACTCCTAGTCAAGGTAATAATGGTGGTAATGGATTGGGTCAAGGATCTCCTTTTGTATCCGGCGGCGGCGGCGGTGCCGGTAGTGCAGGACAAAATGGTCAACCAACTGTAGGAGGAGCAGGCGGCGATGGTGCCAATTCTTCAATCAGTGGATCATCAGTTTCTTATGCCGGCGGTGGTGGTGGCGGCCATTTTAGTGGAACTGGTACAAATGCTCCAGGTGGATTTGGTGGAGGCGGTACAGGAGGAAAAAACGGAACGGGAAGAACTGCTGGAACAACCAATAGAGGAGGTGGTGGAGGTGGATTTGGAAATACAGGATCAACTGGTTCTTCTGGTGGTTCAGGTATTGTTATAATTCGTTATTCTGACGCTGTTGCTAATGCTACCTCAACAACAGGATCTCCATCATTAACCATTTCGGGTGGTTTCAGAATTTATACATTCACAGGTTCTGGTTCAATCACATTTTAATTAGTTAAAACATTAGATGGCATAAATAGTCTGTAAAAGGAGAATTTATGGCATCCCCAGCAACTAGAGCTCAATTCAAAGATTACTGTTTACGCCGTCTTGGATGGCCAGTAATCAACATCAATGTCGATGACGAACAAGTAGAAGATAGAATTGATGATGCATTACAATTTTTTCAAGACTACCATTTTAATGGTTGTGAAAAGTTGTACATGAAACACAAAATTACCCAAGAAGATATAGATCGTCGCTGGATCTATTGTCCAGATGCAGTAATATTTGTTATTGGTGTTATGCCTTTTGATGCTTCTAATTCCTCAATTAATATGTTTGATCTAAGATATCAACTTAGATTGCATGACCTTTATGATTTTACTTCTGTATCTTATGTGTCTTATGAAATTACAATGCAACACATTCGAACTTTAAACCTTTTATTCTCAGGTACTCCTCAATTTAGATTTAATCGTCACCAGAATAAAGTATTTTTAGATATTAATTGGGAGAGTGATGTATCTGTAGGTGAATACGTAGTTATTGAATGTTATCGTAAAATGGATCCAGATACAGTTACTTTAACAGGTACATTAACTGGCAATACAAGTTCAAATACTGTAATAGGAACAAACACCATTTTTGACCAACAAATCGTTGAAAATGATTTTATAACTTTATCTGATGGTCAAAATGTACAAGTCAGAAAAATAAATTCGCCAACACAAATTTTATTATCCAAACCACCAACTGCAAATGTAACTTCCGTTACTGCAACACTACAGGGAATATCGGATGTTTGGGATGATAGATTTCTAAAAAAATATGCCACGGCCTTAATCAAAAGGCAATGGGGTGAAAATATGAAAAAGTTTGGAGGTATACAAATGCCTGGTGGAGTTACTCTAAATGGAAAAGAAATATTTGATGAAGCTATAGAAGAAATATCTAAAATGGAAGAAGATTTGCAACAGTACAATGTTCTACCTAGCGACTTTATAATGGGTTAATTGTGGCTACAAATTTTTATTTCCAACCATTCCCACAAGATCAAATAACCAATGAACAACTTCTAGTTGAAGATTTGGTTATTGAGGCTTTGGGAATTTATGGTATGGATGTTTATTATATGCCAAGGACATCCAGAGATCCAAATGGTATCGATAAACTGTATGGTGAAGATACTTTGAAACAATATGTCTCCGCACATCCAATCGAAGTATATTTGGAAAATATTACTGGCATGGATGGTGAACAAGATTTCATTTCAAAATTTGGTTTAGAAATTAGAGATGAGATTACATTCTTAGTTTCTCGCCGTAGATTTAAATATACAGTAGGGTCAACGAACTTTAATCGTCCAAGAATTGGTGATATTGTCGCAACAGAAAATCAAGCACCAACAAGACCTAGAGAAGGTGATTTAATTTACGTTCCTCTATTAAGAGGATTTTTTGAAATTACTTTTGTTGAACACGAAAACGATCAGGCGATGTACTATACATTAGGTCGCGGCAGAGGCGGCAACGTTTATGTTTATGCTCTTCGTTTGAAACAATATGTTTTTTCAGAAGAAATTATATCGACCGGTAAACAAGAAATTGATGATGATGCATTTGAGTATTATAGAAAAACTAGACTATCTGTTCCTGTATCTGGAACAGGAACTTTTGTTAAAGGTGAAATTGTTTACCAAGGTAATAGTTTGGCCAATTCAACAGCGCAGGCTATAGTTCATACTTGGAATGCCGCTCGTCATGTTGATGTTGTTCAGATACAAGGAACATTTATTTCTGGACAAAGTTTAAAAGGTAATACAAGTAATGCTATTTGGACTATGGATGAACCAGAGAATAATTTGATAACTACAGATAACGCATTTGAAGATGCACAAGACAACTTTGTAATTGAAACAGAATCAGATTCAATCATTGACTTTACGGAAGCTAATCCGTTTGGAGAACCGTAATGTTAAATAGTCAACACTTCTATAATAGAACAATAAGAAAAATTGTTGTTGCTTTTGGCACATTGTTTAATGACATAGAAATCATTAGATATACCAAAAATATGTCGCAAGCAAAAGAAAGATTTAGAGTACCTTTGCATTATGGTTCAAAAGAAAAATATGTAACTAGATTACTATCCGATCCAAATTTAATTAAGAGTATTAGTGTAACCGTTCCTAGAATGTCGTTTGAACTTACAAGTATAAGTTACGATGTTTCTAGAAAACAACAATCATTATTAAGAAATTTTTCAGCAAACAATTCAACAAGATTGAATACGCAATTTGCTCCAGTACCTTATAACTTTGATTTTTCAATGTCGATTTATGTAAGAAACACTGAAGATGGTACACAAATATTAGAACAAATATTACCATTTTTTACACCAGATTTTAATGTTACAGTAGATTTTATACCTGGTATGGATCAAAAATATGATTTACCAATTATACTCAATTCTGTAAACACAACAACCGAATACGAAGGTGATTTCTCTTCAACAAGATATATTACTTGGGACTTAGAATTTACGGCAAAAGGATATATTTGGCCAGCAGTTAAGACTGCTAAGTACATCAGACAGGCAAATACAAACATTTATCTTTCTGAAGATCCAACTAATTATTCTAACACAGTCAATTCGTCAATATCTGAGACTAAGACAACACCAAATCCAATAACTGCGGAACCAGATGACGAATTTGGTTTTTCAGAAGAGTTTATTAACCCACTAGAACCAGCGTCAATTTTAATTTTGACTGAAGATGGTTTTGAAATTATAACAGAAGATTCCAGATTTAAACTAGAGGCTTAAATGGCAAACAAAAAAATATCAGAACTAACTCTATTAGATACTGTTAGTGCAAATTTACAACTAACGGTACTTCCAGTTTTAGATACTTCAAGTGGTACTACAAGAAAAGTAACACTTCAACAATTAAATGATTCTATTGAAGCAAATATTCCTTTTGCTGCGGCCGCTTTTACTCAAGCTAACACCGCAAATGTAAATGCAATAAGTTCAGGTTTATATGCCAACTCGGCATTTGGTGTATCTAATTCGGCGTCTAGTTATTCAAATTCTGCATTTTCCGTTGCTAATACTGCCAATACAAATGTCGTTACTTCGGGATCGTATGCTAACTCAGCATACGGTGTTGCTAATAGTGCAAATTCTAATATTGTTACTTCAGGTTTATATGCCAATAGTGCTTACGCTGCCGCCAATGTTTCTGATCAAAAGGCAACAAGTTCAGGAAATTATGCTAATTCAGCTTACACTCAAGCCAATACTTCTAACACGAATATTATAACTGTTGGAGACTATGCTAATTCTGCATTTAGCAAATCCAACTCTTCAAACACATTAGCTCAAGCAGCATACGATGCTTCAAATACATCTGATCAGAAAGCTGTAACATCAGGAGATTATGCTAACTCAGCATATGGTATAGCTAATACTGCAAATACTAATGCAATAAGTTCGGGTTCATATGCTAATGCATCCTTTACAAGAGCTAACAACAGTTTAAATGTGAGTATAGGTGGATCAATTACTGGTAATATTGTTGTAAATGGCAACGTAACAGCAAATTATTTTTCAGGTAATGGTAGTTTGTTAACTGATATCAGCAACAGTTTTGATCTTGAAATGCATGTCAGCAAAGACGGCAATGACAGCACTGGCACAGGAACCATACTACGACCATATCTGACCATTACTCACGCACTCACACAGGTCACCGGTGGCCGCAATACCATTGTGATACATCC